CAGCGTGGGTGGCAGAACAAGGTTACACGTTAACCGCGTATGACAAGGCGACTATTGCTGCGGCGTTAGATGATCCGAAAAGCTCACCGATTGTCAGAGAGTTTCTGAAGATAAGACAGTCACTTAGCCGCACCAGCACTAAGAAGTTTGAAGCGATGCTGAAGTGTCTTGGACAAGATGGTCGAGCGCATGGCGTGCTGACCTACCACGGAGCCGCTACTGGAAGATGGGTTGGCCGACACTTCCAACCGCAAAACCTCCCACGCCCCAATGTTGATGATGTCGATGCAGTGATTGAGCTTATGCGTCAGCGTGATCCAGATGTGATTGACGGTGATCCAATGGATGCGCTGGCGTCGTGCTTGCGTGGGATGCTGATACCTTCGGACGGCAACAGGTTAGTGGTTGCAGATTACTCAAGCATTGAGGCTAGAGTTTTAGCGTGGCTCAGTGACAGCGAAGATGTTTTAGCTGTGTTTCGATCAGGACGAGACATCTATAAAGCAACGGCGTCCAACATGTACGGAATAGCGTACAGCGATATCAATTACGACCAACGATTTGTTGGCAAGGTAGCAACATTGGCACTGGGTTACCAAGGCGGCGTTAAAGCATTTCAGAAGATGTCAGAAGCCTATGGCGCTGAAGTAACAGAGAGTCAGGCGCTGACAATTAGAAACGATTGGCGAGAGGCAAACCCTAACATCGTCAAGCTTTGGTCGGATGTTGAGCGTGCTGCAAAGAATGCAGTGAGCTACGGTACAGAGTTTGAAACGTGCAAAGGCTCATTCAAGCTGGTGAATGGTGACTTATTATTCAAGCTACCTTCAAAGCGCATCCTCTCATTCCCAAACGCCAAGATACAGCCAAGCGATAGAGGCGTTGAGCTGGTGTATGAGGGGATGAACAACCACATCCACAAGTGGGGTCAGATTAAAGCCTATGGCGGCTCACTGGTTCAATCAATCACTCAAGCGGTAGCCCGCGATGTTTTAGCCGAGGCTGTTCTCCGATTAGAACGTGCTGATTACCCTGTTGTTTTGCATGTCCATGATGAAATTATTGCCGACGTTCCAAACGATCATGGAAGCTTGGCTGAGTTTGAGGCGTTGATGTGTGAGCTTCCCACATGGGCAAAAGGTCTTCCGGTAACAGCGGAAGGTTACGAATCAAAAAGATATCGAAAGTGAGAGAGTCGCACATTGAACTCAAGGTTAGTGAAATTGCCAAGGCAAGAGGATGGCTGTCGTTTAAGTGGGTGTCACCCTCTCAGCGTGGTGTGCCAGACCGGATGTATTTTAAAGATGGTGAGCTTGTGATTATAGAATTTAAAGCGCCGGACAAAAAGCCAACAGCCTACCAGCTTGCCATACATCGCCGTCTTAAAGATGCTGGTTTCCATGTGCATGTTGTAGACAACATTAGAAGTGGATTAGAACTGCTATGCTAGATAGATCAAATTTACACGACTACCAAGTTAAGGCCGTGGACTTTGTTAAAAAGAAAAAGGCCGCAGCCCTTTGGATCGACATGGGACTTGGAAAGACAATCTCTACCCTCACCGCCTTATCGGATTTACTCGCATCCAAAAAGGTTAAAAAGGTGCTGATTGTTGCGCCCCTACGCGTATCAAAACACACTTGGCCTACAGAGATACAGCTCTGGGAACACACAAGCGCCTTAAAATACACTGTTTTAGCGGGTTTGAGCCCCGCAAAGCGCAAAGCCGCTGTCTTTGAAAAGACACCGATCCACATCATTAACAGAGAAAACATACCGTGGCTTGTTGAGCTGTTAGGTCAAAAGTGGCATTACGACATGGTTGTGATCGATGAAAGTAGCAGCTTTAAATCTCACAGCAGTAAACGCTGGAAGTCTTTGCGTAAAGTGCTTGGAAAAATAGATCGGATGGTGCAGCTCACCGGGACACCAGCACCCAATAACTTAATGGAGCTGTGGCCTCAGATTTATCTGCTCGATAAGGGCAAGCGATTGCAGAACACCAGAGGCAAGTTTTTAGAGAAGTATTGCCAGTTGATTGGTAACCCGGCGTGGAACCAGTGGGCTGTTAAAAAGGACAGAGTTAACGCCATCTATCGTGCGGTAAGAGACGTTGTACTTCGTATGTCTAGCGAAGACTACCTTGAGATGCCGGATCGCTTAGACGTTAACGTGGACGTTGAGCTGCCACCGAAAGCCCGAAAAGCCTATGCCGATATGAAGCGTGACTTCATTATTGCATATGAGGCCGGTGAGATTTTGGCGGTCAATGCGGCGGTGCAAATCAACAAGTTATTGCAGATAAGCAACGGGTGCATTTACACCGAAGAAGGCTATGAGCTGATGCATTCTAAAAAGGTCGAGGCGTTAGTTGAGATCGCTGACACCTCAACGGAGCCATTGCTGGTTGCTTACAACTTTAAGTCAGATTTAGCTGAAATTAAAAAAGCCATTCCAAAGGCTGTTGTTCTCGACAAGAACCCGAAAACGATAGACAAATGGAACAATGGCGAGATACCCGTGATGCTCTGTCACCCCGCAAGCGCGGGTCATGGCCTGAACTTACAGAGAGGTGGCAGCGTGATTGTGTGGTTTGGTTTGAACTGGTCACTGGAGTTATACCAGCAGTTTAATGCACGCTTACACAGGCAAGGGCAAACTAAGCCGGTGCGCGTCATTCATATACTGTCTGAAAACACCGCTGACGCCCGTGTACTGGACACATTGATGCAAAAGGAGGACGGACAAAACGCGTTGCTAGATTTTGTTAAGGGATTAAAAACAACAAAAAGTTGACAGGTTGTATTTGCAGTGGCAGAATTAAGCTATGAATACACATATGGAAACTTATTATTACAGCGCTGTTTCAGCCGCAGGGTTCTTAACGACCCAAATGTTGTGGTGGAGTGATCTTGTAGATCGGGGACGTTTATTGTTAAATTAATGAATGAATAAATAAATAATTAATTAAATAAATAAATAGACACGGTGAATACAGTGAATACCTTTAAAGATAGATTGGTGGATGCGTGCAATAAGAGCACGTTAATACCAGAGTATGGTCATGGACAACAAGTGACTCTCGCAAAGTTAATGAGCGTTAGTCAGGAAGCAGTGAGAAAGTGGATGGCTGGAGAGACAAGGCCGAGACCGAACGCTGTGAAGAAATTAGCGGAGATACTAGACGTTGAGTACATTTGGTTGAATATGGGATCGGATCAAGAACAAATTAGTTCTTATCGTGAAGTATCGAAGAAACAAGACGCCAGTTTGTATGCGTTTGTTAGTTTTGTTTTTGAGGCCGGTGGCACCGTTGCATTTAATCGCGACAGTAATGATACGTCTGATGTAACAGTGATTAACGATGGCGTAATACGGAAATACAGTGTCTATCCGGCGGTCAGTAAGACCGAAAAAGGACAAGAGTTTAAGTTAACAGCGCAGTCCAATGGTGTAGTGTCGGTTTGCGCCTGTAAGTACGAAGACGCCGATGTGTGTTATGACTTTATAGAAGTTCCAGAAGCCATAGCCGCAGAGCACGCCAAAAAAGGCAGACTATACACAATTAACAGAAAATAAAAGGAAATATAAATGGACAGACCATACTACCAAATGCCCGAGCTCGCAGACCTTTTAGGTATGTCGGTCAAGGGCTTGCACAATTCAGTGCATAGGGAAAATTTCCCAATCCCTACCTATAAACTAGGTAAGAAGAGAGTCGCAGATAAGGCTGTCGTGGCTGCATTTTTCGACCAGAAGCGCGAGTTAGGAATGACTTTGATTACAACCTAAAGATGGAATTATAATATAATGTCGTTGATTAAAATTGAAAAGAATGAAGAAGTTAACAACCCAAACCACTACACCTTTGGGTCTATTGAGTGCTTGCGATACCTCGAAGACTCCTTGGGTGACGGTTACCAGTATTTCCTTGAAGGTAACATCAAAAAGTATCTCCATCGCTGGCGTCACAAGCACACAGATGACGCTCAACAGCAAATGAATGACTTGCTTAAAGCTGAGTTTTATCTCAAAGAGTTAATTGAGCAGCTT